CTCGTCAACCTTGCCGCCGTCCTTGGCTTTCTTCAGGTCAGCCTCGGCCCCCGCTAGTTCGCGATCGAGCATTGACAAAGTGATTTCCGCCTGATCGAGGTGCGCCTGACGCTCGCCCGTCTGGGCCTGCACGCGCGCGGTGCGCTCGGCTTCTTCGCGATCCTCGGCCGCCTTGCGCAATCGGATCTCGCGCTTGATGCGCGCCCGCACCGGATTGGAATAACTCGCGAGCTCCGCGTCCTCGGCATTTTCATCCGGAGGCGCTTCGCCTTCTTCGCCAGACTCTTCCGAAACTTCGCCTTCGGTCGCTGGCGGAACATCATCGCGCCCGGCTTCCGGCACGATCCTGACTTCGACGTCGTCGTCTTCCGCTCCGATGACCGACTGGCTGCGACCGCCTTCGGCGACCTCGCCCTCCATCTTGTCGACCTCTTTTTCAAGGTCTTCGAGCGTGGCGGTTTCGGTCTTGCTTGTCTTTTCTCCTGCCATGATGACCTCCTACGAATAGATGCGCCAGCCCTCGGGGCTCGCGATCTTCATGAGTTTCTCGTCGTCATTGACGAGCAAGAGCTTCACGCCCCGGTACTCCACGCGCTGGCCGGCGTGGCGCCCGTAGATCACCCAATCGCCCGGCTGAAGATCCGGCATCCAGCGCGGGCGCTGCTCGCCGGGACGTCCGGTGACGCGGTCGATTAGCCGCCTCGTCCAGGACCTGGGCTGATCGTATACAGAGAAGTTCGGCCCCTCGCACCACAGCGGCCCGAGCGCGATGACCTTGCCGATGTATGTGAGGTATTGCGCGTTCTGCCGGCTCTCGTCGACGAGCACAATGCCGCCCTTGGACTTCTTTTCTGGGCGCACCGGCATGATGAGTGCGCGCCAGAACAATACGGCAGCTGCGCCCGAATCCAGGTCCCGCTGCAGTTCTTCCGGGATCGCCGTGTTGTCAACGTTCTCCCATATATCCGGATCCTCACCAGCGCCAGCGACCTCATCGGCGATGCGTTGCTCGTCGTCACTCATTTGCCGCTCGGGCATGAAAGCGGCGTTCATTGCTGCCGCACCGAATTTTTCCGCTTTACTCACGCATCCTCCGAACCCAATTGTTTCTGCGCCGCGTCAAGCGCTCGTGACCGACCTTCACGGCATTCGGTGATGCGCCCGAGCAACGCCTTGTAAGCCGGCCAATCCGGCACGCCGTTGCCGCTTGTCATGGTCCTCACCATATGTTCCTCGGCCTTATCGAACTCAGCCTTGATCGCCGCCAGCACCGGGTGCATGTTCGGCCTCCTCTTCGGTTTGGATCTCGGCGATGATCTTGTCCATGCCCTCCTGTACTTGCGTCGCGAGAGCGGCGAGGCCATCGGCCAGATCCGAAACCGCCTTGGCGAGTTGCCCTTGCGCTTCGTCGACCTGACCCTGGCTTGCATTCACCTGTTCGGTCGGCGCACCGCCTTTTATCAATGCAGCATGGGCATTCATGCGTTGGCGAAAGTTCTCGGCGGCGCCGGAGATGCGCTGGCGGTGCACCTGCTCCATCTCCTTCAGCCGCATGCGCGCCCGAGCTTCCTCAGCGGCAATCCTCAAATTGCCGGCGCTCTCGTTCGCACGGATCTTGAGCTTGCCCTGCGTCTCGGCCATGAGCGAAGCCCCGCGAGCTTTGGCTGTTATCTGCTCGGGACTGTCTGGAGGTTGGCCTTGAGCTTGCGCTGCGGCTTTGTTCTGTTGCACCATTTGCGCGGCGCGCTGCGACACCATACGCTCCATGCGCGGGTCCATCGGCTGCACCGGCGGCTCTCCGTTCTCGGTGCGTTGCGGGATCTGGACCGGCAATCCCGCCATCATCGCCTGCGAGATGATCTTGAGCGCCATGTGCTCGGCGATGTGCGCGGCTGCTGCAGCCTTCGCCATCGGCGGTGCGTTCGGCTGCTGCACGATCGGGTTGTGGACGAAAATGTGCGCGTCGTGGTCTTGCTTGATGTCGGCCTTGACAGGCATGCCCATGAAGAACATTGCATTTTCGGTGATCGGGTCAGCGGTCACGGCCTGCGCCTGTCTCACCATCAGCTCGTCCACATCGGGCGCACGCATCGCTTCCAACAGCCGCTTGATCGCGACGCGCTTATTCACCACATCGGGATGCTCGGTCGCGATCTGGAGCTGCGCCTGGGCAAGCGCGATCCTCTGCGTGCTCGAGAAAATGTTCGGGTCCGATACCGGACGGACGTCGATCTGCTCGGAGAAGTCCTCCTTATAAATCACTTGATCCTGGTCGCCGCGGATGTACGGATAGCCGCCGTCGGGCGTGTAGATGCCGTTCAGACGGAAGAGCATGCGGAGCTCATCTGCCATTGCGCGGTGATTGCGCTGATGAATGCCCGAATAGAGTTCGCCCGCCTGTTCGATGATTGCGAGCGTGGTGCCAACCGGGCCGGTGGTAGGCGCATCGCCGACCAGCGCCTCGACAGTGGAAGAAAGACGTTGCGCCGCGTCTTCCAGAATCTTGATGCCCTCCGGTAAGGCTTGCGTGGGTTCCCGGAAAACAGGCGAATAGAATGCCTTGGACAATTCCTCGTAAGTGAGGTCGATCGCCTTGTACAATCCGGGCTCGACGCTGATATTCGAAGGCATCTTGCCGCCGGCATCCTTCGTGACAAAACCCCCGCCGGCGCTCGCGAAGAGCGAACCGACGAGAAGGATGCGCAGTGATGCAGTCATGCCGGCCGCGATGCCGCACATCAGGTGCGCGTACCCGAGGCCGTAGAACCCGGGGCCTGGCAGGAATTTGTAGTGCGCGAAATGCTGCAGCCGAAGCTGATTCTCATCATGCTCGTCCCAATCGCGCCAGATGCACATGACTTGCTGACTTTCGGATTCGATTGTGACCACGTAAGGGAGCGGCACTCCGGTCGGGTCGCCCTCTTGGTCATCGGTATGCTCGGAGAGGTCGAGATATACCTGCTGCTCGAAGAAGGTGTATTCCTGGCTCTCGTCCATGAGAGCGGTGACCCCAGGCGAGATACCCTCCACTTTGTCGGAGGCTTCCTTGACCACCGAGATCTCCGCGGCTGAACCCGTGGCTTCTCCCGGAAGCGGCGGCTGCCCGAGCTCGACCGTCCGGTATCCATCTTTGGGATCCAGCATCAGCCGGTGGACGTCAGCGCTATTTTGCTTGTAGCGGTGCGTGATCCGCGTGGCGCTCTCCAGGCTCTCGGCGCCGTAGGGCACGATCACATCCACGGCACGCGCCCAGCGCCCGATGTTCCTTTTCTTGAGCGGATCGCGATACCACTTGCGAAAGGTGCTGCCATCGATGGATTCGACCAGCAGCAACTGGTCGGTCTGTTCGGCGTAGGCGGGATCCTCCTGCACCAGCTGGTAATTCATGTAGGTCTCGATGCGATCGGACTTCTGCATCAATTCCTCGGTGCGCTGGCCGGTGATCGTGCACTTGGCGGGCCCGGTCGGCGGCAGGAGCTGCTTGTACGCGCGCGTCTGGAAGGCGTACACAGCGATCGCGAAGATCGGGTGCTTGATGTGCTTCACGATCTGCATCGGGGCGGCGAGCTTGCTGACGTCCTCGACCTCACCGGATGTGAGCATGCTCGTGCCCGCGGCGAGCATGGATTCCCAATCCTTGCGTGATTCGATGTCCTGCTCGACTGCGTCGTATACCTTCTGACCGATGGTCTGCAACTCGGTGTCGTTCAAGCGCAGCGCTACGTTCTCGTAGTGATTGTAGACTTCGGGCTTTTGCGGCTGATCGAATGCCCCCGCTGGCTTGCCGCTCACTTGGCCGGCCTCGAGGTCCACCATCAGAGAACCGCCGTTGTCCACGGCTTGGGCAATCGAATCATCGCCCTCCCCGAGATCCACGCTCATGCGATTCGGCACCGCATCCCCGCCGACGTCGTCTACCGGCGTCAGGTGCGATTCGTAATCTCCCGGAACCTTGGGCGGTGCGTCAAAGGTTTTCTTCGGGCGAGCGCGGATTGCCATTGGTTCAAGCTCCCGTAGAAAACACGACATCCCGGTTGCATACCACAGCCCAACGGTAATCCTGCCAGCTCCGGTGCGTGTTGACCGTGATTTCGAATGGCGCGTGTGAATCGAATTTTTTCTGCACCTCGAGCGCCGTTTTCAAATCTCCCCATCCGATCACGAGTTCAAGCATCGAGGGCGGTCGCATCTTCGGAAAAAGACGGAGGGCATCCAGAAAGGCGATCTCGGAAAAGTTCGCGTTGACCCAAAGGCGCATCGGTTGGTTATAACCACGAGGCGTAGTGAACGGATTCTCTCCAAGATCCATAACGCGCTTGCTCCAGCGATTGCCAGCAGCCTCGAGCGCAGGTGCTGGCAACATCGCCACGCCAGCACTTGCCGCGCCCAAGCCGAGCCAGGAGAAAAACCCGCGACGGTTCATCGCCATTTCTTTAACGCCTCTTGACCCTGCGCTTCGGCGGGAACTTGAACTGGATCTTCTTCACCGGAAACGGTTCGCCGGCCCGCTTGCACTTCTTGATGAAGTCGCGCGCCTTGAAGTTCGGCTCCCCGAAGGTCACGACGATCGTGGTGCGCCGCTCACGCTTATCGATCCGACCGCCGTAGGTGATGCGCTGCGCGACCACCGTTTCGCGTTCGCTCAGGTATTTCGTTGCCCGGATCGCGCCTTCCGAAAGCAGCGCGTCCATTACGCTGCGCGCGACGCTGGCCGCTTGGCTGGCGGAGATCATTTGCGCCTCCGAGCGCCGCCAGCACTACCAACGCCTTCACCAACATCGCCCGTATCACCTGTTGGCTCTTCGACTTGAATCTCGCGAAGGGCCTCGAGCTGCTTGATTCGAGCTTCGAGCTCGACCATTCGCGGTTCGAGCGTGTCGGTCTTGGCGGCTTGGCCCTTCTGATACGGCATCCATTCGCATTGACCTGGACCGCATGGAGCGCCGTCCTGAACCAGCTCCACATCCATGAATGACGACGGATGTCCACTCTCGTTGATGACCATCAGGTTCACGGTCCCATCCTCATTCACCCTCGCGACATGCGCGGCGAAGCGCACGTCCGGGCGATCGCCCATGCCTGGATTGAACCAGACGACGCGGCCTACGGTGGGGGGGATATTCGACATGATTTTTCTCCTTGGGTTATGCCAGCTGTGCCGGCTCGAAATGCTTCTGCAACGCCTCGGTCTCGCGCTCCTGCTCGGCTTCCTGCGTACTCTGCAGATAGTTGACGCGCAAGTATAAACACATCATGGTGAAGGTGTCAGCCCAGTCATCGTACTCTCCTGTGGGGAAGTCGGTGCACTCGTCGATCACTGGCGTCGCCCAGGCGCGATCCATGTAGAAAACATTCCCGTTCTCAAGGACGATGCTGGCGGCCTTCGCGCGCGCAGTCTTGCTCTTGGTAAGCGGCTTGAAGGCAAGTGATCGGATCGCCCGGCGCCGGCACTCCTGCAGCATCGCATGTCCCGAAGCCTTGCGCTCGATCACGAGCAGGTCCGCGTCGAACTCGCCGTACATCGATTCGGCGTATTCCATCAGGTCGTGGAAGCTTGGGCGTTCGCGCCAAGCCTCGAGCAGGATTGCGCACACCCGGGGAACCCCATCGCCATCCCATTCGAACAGGCCCCAGGTCGTACGCGCGCACCAATCGTTCTCTTCGGCCTCTTCGAAGTTGGTGTCGTAGAACTGCACCACCAGGAAACACACCGGAGGCTTTGGCTCGTGCCATTTGCGCCAGCACTTCCTCTTGTAGATCGCTCCTTCGAGTTCGGTTGGGTGTTGCTGGTACAGGCTCTCGAACTTGGGCTGGTTCGCCTTGATGCGCAACAACTGCGAGAGCGGGAAGCGTCGCGGAGCGAACGAATCGCCGACCTTGAAGCGGTACGGCGTTCTGGAACCATCCGGACGTGGCGAGAGGAGCGCGTGTCCGGCCTGCTCGTTCAGCAGCTCGGCGGTCGCCTCATCAATGATCGCGGGAATGCGGAGGATCTGCGGCTGGTCGGCAAGGCGGTCGGTCTTGGCCACCCCGATCAGGTAGCCCGATAGGTCGTCCTTGCGCCACCGGGTCTGCGTCAGGTTGATCGCGCTGTCCATCGGATCGCGCCGCGAGTAGAACCCCATCGGATACCAGTTGTTGATGCGCGTGACCTCGGTGTCTCGGGTTGCGGTCTTCTCGTTCAGCGGGTCGTCGATCTCGCCGCGGTTGAACCCCTTGCCAGCGATCCCGGTCCCGACGCCTGCGGCCGACATACCGCCACCGTGAATGGTGCGCCAGCGCCCGGCCGCGTGAATGTCCATGCGGATGGCGATGTTAGGGAAGATGTCCCGATATTCCTCCATGCCGAGCACATCCTTGACGTTCCGGGAAAAGTCGCCCGCGAGCTCGTCGGTGTGCGAGCACATCATCACCGACTTGTCCGGATGCAGGCCGATGTAGTCCGCCGGCGTCGCCACGCTCGCCATCAGCGACTTCGAGGACCGCGGGCAGATCCACATCATCGAGAGCGGCATGAGACCGTCACGGAAGGCTTCGAGGAACCCAGCCATGACGAGATGCACTTCTTCGACGATGAACCAGGGCCAGATGCGGCGGATGAGGCCGATGATCGCGCGCTGCTCGACGCGCCGGCGGCGCAACTCCGAGCGCTGATGCCGCAGCAGCAGCAGGTTGCGCCGGAACATCACCTCAGACGTCGCCAGATCATGGACGCTGAACATCAACGAATGCCGCCATTGCCCTTCCCGTTCCCCTTCTTCGTGCCGTTGCCCTTCTTCGGGCCCTCGGGCTGCCCGGCCTCAGCGAGCGCCGCCTGGCTCGTCTTGGCCACGGTTTTTCTCAACTTATCAGCGCGCGCCCGAGCAGCTGTAATCGCTTCGAGCGCTTCCTCGTTCGCCTTGATCTCGCGCTCGAGCTGCTCATCGGTCTTGCCCTTGTCGCCCCCGCGAAGGCCCTTGAATAGCTTGTCCCACAGAGAATCCAAGGCGGCTTGCTTGTTGTGCAACGTATATAGCAGCACCTGATCGGTGATAGTGATGCCGCCTTCGTTCGATTGGACTGTGGTGCGCAGCACCTTCACGCTCTGGATCGCAAGGCGCACCGACTCGGGAAGGTCCTTGACCGATAGGTAATTGCCATCCTGGCCGGCGAGCTCGGCGAGGTCCGAGTAGCCGAGCAGCATGATGCGGCGGATGACCTCGGCCGGCGTGACGTTCATCTCAGCCGCGATCTGGGACCGCCTGACCTCGATCGCTGCCTGGACCGCGTAGCGCCGGATAGTGTGGTACCCGAGCTGCCTAGCGTTCGGGCCTTTGTAAGTCGGATGCGCGTGCTT